GAACTAAGAGTGATAACTTAGTGTTAAGTGGTGGATGTGCATATAATGGAACTGCTAATGGTAAGATTTCCAAAAAGACAGGATTTAAAAATGTATGGATTCCATCCGCACCATCTGATGCTGGTTCTTCTATTGGTGCGTGTTTGAATTCCTTTTATAAGGATACTATTAAAGAAAGAGTTGATAACACAAATCCATATTTAGGGCCTAAATTTTCCGAAAAAGAAATTATAAATGAATTAAGAAAATATAATTACAAAATAAAATACAACAAACATACCGATGAAGAAATTATTGATTTGGTTTCAACTGCAATTACAAAAGGCAAAGTTGTGGCTTGGTTTGAAGATAGATTGGAATTGGGAGCTAGAGCATTGGGTCATCGTTCTATTTTGGCTGACCCAACAAATGGGGAAATGAAAAATAGAATAAATAAGATTGTTAAAAAGAGAGAAGGATTCAGACCATTTGCACCAATTGTTAAAAGAGACTCTACTAACACTTATTTTGAATGGGATAAGGAAATTAGATATATGAATCAAATAGTAATGGTTAGAAAACAATTTAGAGATAAACTACCTGCTATTACTCATATAGATGGTACTGCTAGAATTCAAACATTGGAAGAGAATCAATGTAAGAGGATATATGGATTATTGGAATCACTTGAAACTAAAAATGGGTTTCCTATTGTATTGAATACATCATTTAATGTTAAAGACCAAACAATGATTAGAGACCCTCAAACTGCCTTAGATACCTTTATGGATATTGGGTTAGATATGTTGGTTTTAGAAAATTATGTTATCACTAAGAAATGAAAAGATTAGTTGCTTACGGAGATAGTTGGACAGTTGGAGAGGGTTGTAATAGAGAAATCGAAGACACCCTCTCTAAACACGAAAAGATAATTTATCAAAAAGAAAATAGTTGGGTTAGATTATTAGCAGACCAATTAAAAATGCCGTATGAAAATTATGGTATAAGTGGTAATCCTAATAATAAAATATTCAATCAAATTGTAGATGATGTTAAAAGTGGAACAACTACTAAAAATGATTTAGTTGTTATAATGTGGAGTTCATCTCTAAGAGATTATTTGCCTTTTATGCCTCATGGGCCTAAAGGAGAATGGTTAAGTTGGAGTGTTAAACATTTAATGGAAACTCCTGAAAGATTTTACACATCAACACAAACAGAAAATAGATATTATGATTTCTTTATGGAAGATTATAAGAAATTCTATTTAACCAACTTATATGACCAATTATATTATTCAATGGTCAATCAAAATTATATTATATTTCTTCAACAATTTTTTAAACACTATAAAATAAATTATGTTTTATGTGATGGTATAGAAGATATGTTTTTGGGATTAAGTAGTGAATATGATAAGACTAATTTAATTGAATCCGAATATTATTGGGGATATAAAAAACAAACTATTAGAGATTGGTTATCTCAGTATAATGATGATACAATGTGGGAACATAAAGATAGATGGGATACAAGAGGTACTCAGCATCCTAATCTAAAGGGTTATACTATGATATCAATGGAGTTAGCTAGATTTATTAAATACAAATACCTATGAAATTTTACTTCTATTCGCATACAAAACATTTCATAGAAAATTCACATTTATTCAACCAAAAATTTTATACTTTAGTTGATAGAGATGTTGATGCTGATTTTATTTTTGTATCAATAACGGGATTAGTTCCATACTATGAAAGTTTAAAAGTTAATACTCAATTAAGAGATAAAAAAATAGTATTATATAATTTGACTGAACCAATTTCATTTGGAGGAGCAAAGCATGTGTTATTAACCTCTATGAAATATGGAGTTGATTCTAAGAATATATTTTTTCATTCTACTAATCATTTTTTGGATCAATTTAATTGTTTGCACAAAGGTTTATCCATAAAAGACCATTTAGTTAAATCACAATTAAGTGGAGTGATGGAAAAGAATCAACGATTTTTAAAATATACATTTCTTAATAATGCTATCAGAAAACCAAGAGCAATGGTTATATCCGAATTATTAAAGCGAAATTTATTTTTTAATCAATGCTTTATAACCTGTAATACTGAAAGACATTATGGTAATAAAAATGTTTTGAGTGATAAAACAATAAGTGATAGATTATCCCAACTGCAAAGTTATGATTGTACCGATGTTTATAATCATACATCATATGAAAATGATTTAAATTTTCAACCTGTTTATAAATCATCATTTATGAACTTTGTTATAGAAACATTTTCAGATTTTGGAATGGATAATAGAGGTTTTAATTCTCACTTAACTGAAAAAACAATTCGTAACTTTATATTCAAAGTTCCGTTTCTATTATTAATTTCATCTGAAGACCAAATTAAAGTTATTGAATCATTAGGGTTTAAAACATATAATCATTTATTTGATTTTAATATAGATTTAACTAATATTGATAAAACTATTGTAGATTATACCGATGTAATAGAAAAATTTACAAATATGTCTGCTACTGATGTTAGAAGTTGGTTTATGAGTGATGAAGTTAATTCTATTATAGAACATAATCATAATGTAATAATATCATATAGAGATTTAAACATAGAAAATATATATACATATATATTAAAAGGTGAATATGAGAATAAGAATACACTTATGATTAATATGAATGAGCCGGATGATATTGTACCTATTAGTATTATATCGAACGAAATTTAGATATTTCATAACTTCGTATTTATTTATATAGATTTATTATTATGGCAAAGCAGACAGCAGTAGATTTCGTATTATTTGGTGAAAAGAAGTTATCAGACTTATTTCAGGAAATTTATACAAATCAAAGAAGTAAGAAACAAAAGATAGGTGATTTGATTGAAGAATTCAAAAAATCAATTCGTCATGCAGGAGATATAGCAGAAGTTGGACCTATTATTAAAGATTTGGTTAAGTTCTCAGTAGAGAATGATGATTTGCTTATAAGATTGGCAACTATTGCGCAAAGAATAACCGCAGCAGAAATGAAAGGCCCAACTGATGATGGATTCTTATCAGAAGCAGAAAGAGCTCAATTATTAGAAGAAGTTAAGAGTGTTGCTGATGAAATGGAGAAACATACAAAAGAAAAGGTTGATGATATAGAATTGGAGTTACAAGAAATTCAGGATAAATTAGAAAAAAGAAAATAATGGGAATATTTTCGTTTAGAGATGATTATCAAGTAAATCCTAAGACCACCAAAAACTCTTCGGGTAATAGTGGAGTTGTACATGGTGTTGTTAAGAAAATTTATTTAGATTTTGGAACTCAATCCAATGGAAGAACTATACTTCCTGGAGCAATTGAGGTTGAATCGGTTGGTAAAAATATGAACAACACTATAATTGCATATCCATATGATGAGCATTTTATTGATTTACCACTTGTAAATGAATTTGTTGATATCATATACAATGGTACTATACCTATGTATAGAAGATACAATTTCAATAAAACAATAAATAATTCAGAAGTACCGGCAGGAGCAGCTACGGCAGGAAATCCATCCACAGGTTTAAATAATTTTAAATCATTAGGAGGTGCATTAGCGGCAATTGGTGGTGCAAGTTTGGGTGATTACTTTTCTAAACAAAAAATACATAGATTAAAAATATTTGAAGGAGATACCTTAATACAATCCAGACACGGTCAGAGTATTCGTTTTAGTGGATATAATAATAAGAGTAATGATTTTGCTCCTACTATTACCATTAGAAATGGAGAATCTGCTAAGAATTCAGTTTTACCTGAAGGTATGGCTATAAGAGAGGATATCAATAATGATGGTTCTACTATTTTATTAACAAGTGGTGATAAGAATAACATAAACTTTGTTCCTGGTACTCCTGATTTATTAGGAGGTTCTGACTTCAAAACAAGACCCGATAAATCTTCTAAATTCATTTTCTCAGGTGCTGCAAATGATGTGGCATTTGAAGCATTTCCAAAAAAATATAATGGAGAACAATGTTTCATAACATCCGATAGATTAGTTTTTTCATCTCGAAAAAATGAAATGATTTTTTGGAGTAAAGGAAATTATGGTGTAATAACGGATGGTATATTCACAATTGATACTGATAAAGGTATCAACATAAATTCAAAAGGAAATGTTGATATTCAAGCATTTGATAAACAAATTAACTTTTATATAGGTGATTCCGGTGAAATAAATTTAGGAAGTAAAAACTTAAAACCTGCCGTAGATGGATTAGCATTAACTAAAATATTAGCAGATTTAATAAGTGAAATCATAAATTTAAAAAATGGAGGATTATTAACTCCTGCTGGTCCAACATCTGGAATGGATCCGATTAGAGAAAATAAATTATTAGAATTAGCGGCTAGTTTAAATAGTGTAGTATCTCAAAATGTAAAGATTCAATTCTAATATAGATGTGGGATAATTTCAAATTTAGTGTAAAAAAAGTAATGGAATCTGGGCCACCTTCTTTAGATGACCTAGCTAAAGTTATTGCAGTATCTTATGATGCTACTGTAAAAGCACCGCCGGCAGGTGATTTGATGAATAAAAATCCGGTAGAGATTGGTAATGTTCAATTATTAGAAAATGCAATTAGGTTGGTATTATTACAACAATCCCAATCAACTGAACAGTTACCAATTATAAATGGAATTGCAAACGGATTTATTGCTTATTGGGGATTTGGTACTTTACAAAAACTATTCACTCCATTAATGCCAGCACCAGGATCAACTGGTAATGTTGCTATAACACAAAACTCAGTATCAAATCCTGGATTACAAGTATCATTTCCTTTTACATATGAAGGGTTAGATAATGTAGATGGATTTATAGATAAGTTAATATTAGCGGCAAACGCACACTTAACTACTATACAGGGGTTTTGTATAACAACATCATTATATCCTCCTGGAACATTAGCACCTGGATTTATTCCATGGGCTGGATTTTCGGTAAATAGTAATCCAGTTGATTTAGGAATTGCATATGAGGATTTATTTAGTACAAATCCAGAATATCTTAACTCTCTTAAAAATAAATTTACCGGATTAGTTGATCCAGCGGAATTAGCGGCTAAAGGTCAATTATTAGCAGATGCTGCAAAAGCGGCGGCAGATGCGGCAGCTGCGGCAGCTGCTTCGGCTCCAGCGGCTGATGATACAAACTTAGCAGCTGCTGATGGTGGAAGTGTTAAAGAAAGATTGGATGCTTTAGAAAAGGCTCTAATTGAGAGTGGTATTACAAGTAGAACAGTAATCATAGCAGTTAAATCGACAGTTATGAAAGAATCTGGTGGTAATTATCTAAATGAAAATATAAATTATTCTACAACGGATAACGATAGAATTTATGCTATATTTGGAAAAAGGGTTGCTAAATATACTCCTGACCAATTAACTGCACTAAAGAAAAATGTTAGTGCTTTTGCGGATGTTGTATATGGAAAAGATAGTGGAATGGGACTTGGAAATACTCAACCTGGTGATGCAATGAAATATAGAGGGAGAGGATTAGTTCAACTTACAGGTCGTAGTGGATATGAAGCAGCTTCTTTAGCAGGATACGGAGATAAACGATTTATCAATCAACCTGAATTGGTAAATACACCAGATGGATCCGGAAAAGCGGCCGCTTGGTTGATGAATCTTAGACTACCTAAAATGATTAAAAAAGATGGTAGAAAATATAATGGGATAAATGACCCAAATATGACTCAAGCGGATGCTAATTTATATGTAGTGAGCTCGGTGGCAGGAGAAAGATTATTAAGTAGAAGTTCAAGCGGGTTTGTGGTACAAGAAGGATTGTCTAAGGTAGATGTGTATTCTAGGAAATTTATAGCAGATGAACAAAAAATGGCAATGGCTAAAGCTGGAGCTTCAACATCGTTGAGTTTCGGAAACTAAATATATTTTATCAAATATCAAATCTAAATATTTATACTTACAAAAGGATTATTATGGACACTAACAAACTTTTTAAAGCAATTCAAATCATCGTAAAAGAAGAGGTTAAGAAAGAAACCGCGGCGATTAAAGAGCAGGTAAGAAAGGAAATCTTATCTGAAATGAAAAAAACAACTACTCAACCTAAACAAATGGTTCAAAAAACACAAGATCCATTTGAGAGGGCATTATCTATGTTAGATGAGGAAAGACATACGGAAGAGAAGGTATATACCCAAAATCCAGTATTAAACCAAATTCTAAACGAAACTTCTATGAGAGCTAATTTCTCTAGAACTGATGGAGAATGGGGAACTATTACACCTGATATGATAGGTTATGGTAATCCTCAGATGGGTATGCAATCACCAATAGATTCAGTATCAACTGGAAATGAGTTAATAGATAAAGCAATTGCAAGAAGTGCAAAAGTTTTAGCAGCAAGTAAAGATAAAAATAGATAATGGCAATATTAGTTGGACCTAAGTTAGTTAAAGATTTACCCGAAAAAGATAGAGTAGCTATTGGGGTAACACTTCCTTTACAAAGGGGTACTACTGGGTATTTTAACCAATCGTTCCAAACTATTGACCAAATTAAATCTAATTTAAAAAATCTACTTTTGACTAGAAAGGGAGAGAGATTGATGCATCCTACATTTGGTACATCGTTATATGATTCTCTTTTTAATCAAAATACCGATGCATTAGAATTGGAAATACAAAGTTCTATTGAATCTTCGGTGGCAGAATGGATGCCGTTTATATCTATTGAAGAGATATTAGTTGATCAATCAAATACTAATAGAGATAGATATTCTTTTGTAGTTTCGTTATCATTTAGAGTTATGGGGCAACAAAATTTAGAATCAATAACATTTAATGTAGTAGAATAATGGCATTTAAAGTAACAAATAAGAAAATTGGTAGAAATAGTAGAGATATATCCTACTTAGGTAAGGATTTCGATTCATTCAGAGATAATCTGGTTGAATATGCTAAAACCTATTTCCCAAACTCATACAATGATTTTAATGAAACATCACCTGGTATGATGTTCATTGAAATGGCATCTTATATAGGAGATGTATTGGGATATTATACTGATACTTCATTAAGAGAAAGCCTTATTCAATATGCAAGTGAAGAAAAGAATGTATTTGCATTAGCTGGTTTATTAGGATATAGACCAAAACCAACTTCACCTGCCATTACCACTTTATCGGTTTATCAATTATGTAAAGCTACCGCAGCAGGTGAATTGGATACAAAATATTTACTTAGAATAAATGAAGGATTATCGGTAAAATCAAGTAGTAATACTGATATAACATTTAGAACAACTGAAGTATTAGATTTTAACGACCCAACTGATAGAGAGGTGACTGTTTATAGTACAACCCCTCTTACTAATGTTCCTGATTATTTCTTAGTAAAAAAGAAAATTCAGGCAATATCAGCTACATTAAAAACTTTTGAAAAAACATTTACAACTGCTGAATCATTTCAAACTATAAGTTTAAGTGAAACCGATGTAGTTGCAATTGATAGTATAGTTGATGATAATGGAAATAAATGGTATGAAGTTCCTTATTTGGCACAGGAAACCATTTATATAGATTATCCTAATGCTGAGCAAAATGATCCGGATTTATATCAATTTGGTGCAACTGTCCCTTATATTTTAAAATTATTAAAAACATCTAGAAGATTCGTAGTAAGAACAAATGATGATTTTACTACATCTATTCAATTTGGTGGAGGAGATAGTTCTTTATCAGATGAATTACTTATTCCAAACCTTAAAAATGTAGGATTGGGATTGAATAATTCAATCGATAGAATGGGTGAATCATATGACCCTACTAATTTCTTAAAAACAAAAACATACGGACAATCCCCATCTGCTAATAGTACTCTTACAGTTACTTATTTAGTAGGAGGTGGAGTTAGTTCAAATGTTCCACAAGGAGATTTAACAACAATTACATCTATTTCGTATGATGATGATTTGATTGATACATTTGAATCATTGGATGCAGCAGTTTATCAATTTGCTAAACAATCAGTTGCAGTTGAAAATGAAATACCTGCAAAAGGTGGTAGAGGTATTGATACGATAGAAGAAATCAGAGAAACGGCTTTAGCTAATTACGCATCTCAAAATAGAGCGGTAACTGCTAAAGATTATCAAGTTAGAGCTTTATCAATGCCAACTAAGTATGGTTCGGTATCTAAAGTTTTTGCAATCGGTGATAATTCATTAAATGCAAACTCACCTGAAGCTATTTTAAATCAAACTGATAATATAACTGAATTTGCTGAATTAACAAGAAGCATAGTAAATTCTGCATTAGCTAAAGGAGGTAAATTACCTACTACAAATGAGATGAAACAAAATGTAAGAGAGTTTGTTAAAAAAACAACTCAAAGTGCAGAATTAGTTAATCCATTTGCAATTAATCTATACACATTAGGTTATGATTCTAATGGAAATTTAACACCTTTGAATAGAGCTGTAAAAGAAAATCTAAAAACATATTTAAATGAATTTAGAATGCTTACTGATGGTGTCAATATAATAGATGGATTTATTATTAATATTGGAGTTAATTTTGATATAACAGTTTATAAAAATTTTAACACAAGAGAAGTTGTGTTAAGATGTATTGAAGAAATGAAAAATTTCTTTGCAATAGAAAATTGGCAATTCAATCAAACGATAAATTTATCGGATATAGAATTATCACTTGCTATGGTAGAAGGAGTTGCTTCTATTCAGAATTTGGAAATAGTTAATAAGTGTGGAGGTTCATATGCACGAAATAGTTACGATATTAAGGGTGCTACAAAGAATAAGATAATTTATCCATCATTGGATCCATCTATCTTTGAAGTTAAGTTTCCTGATAAAGATATTAAAGGAAGAGCAATATAATGATACATTTTGTAACCGCATCAAAAGATGCAACAGTTTATACTCTATATAAAACTAAGAATACTGGTTTAGATGAAATATTGACGGTATCTAAACACTATTCTCGTTTTGCTGAAAAAGATGATGCAAGAGTATTCATACAATTTGATACAACTAACATTCCTTCTTATGTAACGGCTTCATCTGCTACAATGTGTTTAAAATTAACTGAAGCAGAAGAAATGCCAGTTAGTTTTTCTCTTTATTCATATCCTGTTACCGAAAGTAATTGGAATATGGGTATAGGAACTTTTCATTATACTCCTTCAACAAACGATGGTATAAGCTGGAATACTCAACCAGGATTTAACACTTCATCAGTAAGCGGTTCTCAGATATTTACATATCAGAGTTTAGATGTTGAAATGAACATAAAGAACATCTATGATTATTGGACAAGTTCTGCTAATTATGGATTAGTTTTAAAGCATAGCATATCAGTAGAATCATCATCATTGGATTATGGTATTATGAATTTCTACTCAAGAGAAACTAATACTATAAATCAGCCTTTATTAAAATTAGGATGGGATGATACATCTGGTTCATTTTCAACGGGTTCATTAAATGCATTAACTGCATCAGTAATAACAGTAAAGAGTAAAGAATTAAAACCTGCATACTACGAAGGTGGAAAGGTTAAAGTTAGAGTAATCGGTAGAGAACAATATCCTACTAAAACTTTTTCTAATTCATTCTCTTATTTAGATGTAAATTATCTTCCAACTAGTTCTTATTATGCTATTAGAGATGAAATTACTAAGAAGAAAATTATAGATTTTTCTACTTATAGTAAGATAAATTGTAATTCATCTGGAAATTACTTAGTATTTGATACAACGAATTTCCCTAAGAATAGAGTATATAGACTATTATTTTTAATTGAAAGAGATGGGTTTGAAGAATACTTTGAAGATGATTTAACATTTGAAATAAGAAGCAATGGAGTTCGAGTTGATTAAAAAAGATTTACAAACTAGTGGATCTCTAGCCGCAAGGGATAGAGATACAATTTATTTTGAAGCAACTGCTGATCAAGATAAGACTGGATTTGTATATGCTCCATCGAAAAAAAGAGTATATAATGTAGATGAGTTAAAAAAGGCTATTGATGTAAATGTATTTGAGTTAATACCATCATCACCTGAAACTGATTTAGATTTAATACCGAGACCTATCTATAATGAAGCTACTCGTTCATTAGAATTGGCAAATGGTACAATTGCTTCACAATCAATACAAATTTCAAATTTACAAGCAGAGGTTGCTACATTAACTGCTATTTCGGCAGCATTGGATATAGAATTAGATAGTGAAAGATTATTAAGAGTAACCGCTGAATCAAGTGCAGAAACTCTTAGAACTCAATTTACCATATTAACCGATACCTTACAAAGTAATATTCAGAGAACAACAAATGAAGGTATTGAAAACTCATCTTTAAGAGCTAGAAATGAAGGTCAAAATGCAACAATTGAATCTCTTAAAAAGCAAGTAGATAGTTTAACCGAACAATTAAATGGTAAAAATGCTAGAATTGCAGAAGGTGCAAAATCTGGTGCAGATATAACAGTTAGAGTTATCAATAAAGGTGATCAACGATATAACGATTTAACATATAGAGCTAGAGCTAAGGATGATGGAAATGGTAGTTGGATAAATGGTCCTGAAGTTGAAATATTTAACTTTTCATTGGAAGTTCAAAATGTAACTATAACTGAAAAAAATATAAGTTTCTTAAACGGCCCATTCTCAGTAAGTGTTCAACCGCAAGAAAAGAAAACAATTTCATTTACTCATAATGCAGGAAAGGTAGATGATTTCTCACCATCTGCTGGATTTGGTTTCACCGGAGATAAAGAATATACCGGTACATTAGAATTTAAATCTAAAAATGGAACAATAGCATTATCAACTGCGGTTCAAAAACAAAGAGGTACTAATTGGGGGTAAAATATAAATTATGGCATTAGATAGATTTAAAAATATTGATGAAGTTGTAAATAAAGGAACATCCCTAACAACTGAATTAAATCCAATTGATTTAGAATTAATAAATCAGGGATTTAAGGCTACTCCTTTTAATATAGGTGTTAATGATGTATTGGAATTTGCTCTTTATGATGCTTCTAATAATTTATTAGAACAAAAAGATTATGGTTCTATTAGATATATTAAGGGTGAAGAAATTAGTGAGTATTTAATTCAAAGTGAAAACCTTTTAGATAAAGTATTAGATGGAGGTGGATTTTTAGTTGATGTAAAAAGATTAATTAAAGATGCTGGATATAACACTGGTATCTTTAGAGTTCAACTAAACTTTGTAAATGATAGAGTAGGTAGTTCAGTTCCAAAAGATAAAATGTGGATACATGAAATATCTCCAACTCGTTTAGAACTTAGATTATTACCATTTGATAACTTTGATGAAAGTTCTAATATAGATATCGATACTAAAATTGATTTAAACCAGGCTTATAATAATTTTGTTATAGGTAAATTTAGTGGAGATGAAGTTTATTCGGAAATTGATGGTATCTTAAATAGATTAACACCATCTGATTTATTTCAAACATTTAAAAAGATAAAATCCGAAACATATATAAATCAATTAGCAGCTGAGTTTGGAGTACAATCATTTGAAATATTTTTTAGTAAAGTATTGGAAACAATGAAGATAGCAGTTAGACATGCTTTGCTTCATAGAAATTCAACGATAGGTAGTAATCAATTTGGTAAATCATTAGGAGATGATGTTGATTTTACTTATTATAATAAAAGTGATATCATACGATTGCTGAACACTAAATTTGAAGATTCAGTTCAATATCATTTACCAAAAAGAACACTTTCGGAAGAAGTTTTATTAGATAATTTAACTCAACAAAGTATAGATAAATTGCAAGATTTGGTACAAACATTAAAATCAGATGTTACACAAACCAATCCTCAGGCACAAAAATTTGTATTAGAACCACCTACATTACAAGAGGTTAAAGATAATTTCACAGTTCAAAAACAAGTTTTACCTAATCCATCAAATCCTGAAGTTCCAATTGTGATAGAAGTTCCTGTTATTAAAGCAGTAGAACCGATTGTAACTCCACCATCGGTTGCAGTACCGGTAAATTATGATGATGCTGACCAACAAAGAGAAAGATTGGCTAGATTACAACAAGAAATGATGTATCAGCAACAACAACAAAACGCACCTGCTTATACTGCTGGATATAGTAATCCTACACAAGTAGAAGGTGCAGGAAGTGGAGGAGGAAGAATTCAGGCAAATGAAAATCCTGTGTTGATAAATGAACCCATCTTTAATGATGTGATTACGCAAAGAAAGAATTACGAAAATATATTATAATGGCAGCACCTGGACAAAATGGATTATATACTGGACAAACTTACACTAATTCGGATGGTGAAAGGTATATATGGATAGGAAATGAATGGAAATTTTCCGGAGCTAATTATGCCTTACCAACTGCTAATCCTAGAAGAGTTAATATTACTTTCAATACTTTTTTACAAAACACAAATACACCTGTTGATGTAAGAGTTTTGGTAAATGATTCAAATTGGAGTGATTCTACTACATCAAATGGAAAAGTTGTTGTTACTTTTTTTGAATATCAATTGTTAAATCCAACTAAAGTAACATTTGTTGGTAATAATGTTAAGGCATTAAAAACATTTATGATAAAAGCAAAAGCGGGACAAGATAATGAAGTAACTATTACCGAAATGGCAGAAAACGGATTACCTATAAATGCTCCACAAGAAGTTCCATCATATGGCGGCGGAGGTGGTGGAGGAATAAGTGGTGGAACTAATACCCGTTATGAAATTGGATATGATGAGAACATCAATATGGGTGTCAATAATATACGATAATTAATATTTATAAGAAATAGATTAAATGGCGATAGCACCTTTAGATGATATATTAGATGGAAATAGAAGAGTATCAACAAACTCAGAAGGTATGGCTATTATCCAAAATGCAGATGGTGGAGGAGGTGGTATATCTACACCCGATTCATTTCAACAAATAACTGATTTAAAAGGAAAAAGTGCAGGTGATAATTCACAATTTGCAACACCTTTTGATGCATTAAAATATTCAACTACTCAAACTAATCCAATTGTTCCCGGAGAAATAATTCATAGAGATTATTTTGTACCTCCGGCAAATGAAATTAATTTTGTAATAAATGTTCCTTTTGCACAATTAAGTGTAGCTGATGTATTAACTAATAGACCTCCATCCGAGCCAAATTATGTATCGGTAAGAGTTCAAAATACATTAGGAAAAGGTTCTATAAAACTATTATCTGATAGACCGAGAAATGGACAAAGAGAAGTAGTTGTTGTGAATCAAGAATTTGTAACAGTTGAAAAAGATTCTAAAATATCAATTGTAAGAGCCGATGGAAAACAATACAACATCAGAAGTATTAAAATCTTAGATGAAAATGGTGTAGTTATAAAAGAAACAACTTCTAATACATTTGATATTCCGGTAGTAGATAGAGAATATACTATCGTAGTGGATAGTTATGATGTTTATACTCCAGATAGTTTTCCTAATTTTACAACTCAATTAAAACAGGCATATGCTTGGAATTTAGAATTAACTAATAAATTTCAATTAAGATTAGGTGTTACTAACTCCACTACATATGTTAGATACTATTTTCCAAATCAAAGTGGAGCAGAAGGTAATGGTTCAAAAAAGATTTCTACTACAAACGGAGAGGCTTTAATTGAACTTAATAATCCAAATGCAGTAGGTAGATATGAATTGGTTGTATTTGCTGGAAATGATGTAGTTGGTGATCAAGCTGAAATTAGAACATTTATTGAAGTTCTAAAAGAAAAAACTTACGGAGAACCCGATGTTACTCAAATAATTTATGATAGAAATATAGTTGAAGCAGATTTAAGACCATTAGATTTTAAATTTGATTTTACTTTACAATCCGTAAATGCGGAAGGTATTCATGTTTATTTAGGTGAAAATAAAATAACCGATATATCGGTACAAAATAATAAGGCTAATGTTTATTACAATGCTAAGGAATTATATGAATTATATAAATCTTATTTTAATGAAACGGCTGAAACTTATGAAATAACATTTAGTTTCCAACCATATTTTAACGGAATAAGCGGAAAGATATTAGGTAAAAGAGAGAGTGTAACTACGACAGTAAAGAGAACAAAATTCTTAATACCTACTAATCAGGCATTAAGAGATATTTCTGGCGTATTCTCTCAGTTATTTTCAGGCAATGATTCTAAGAATTTATACGAAGATGAAATTAAGTTTGAAGATGATAAACACTTATATTATCAAGTAAGAACAGGTGGTGACCAATCATTTGTTATTACTAATACTGCAATGGATACATTAACCTTTTCAGTATTCAATGATAAAGTTGTTGAAACCCAATTTGAAGTAGATACTCAAACCGGCAGTACTAGAAAGAAAAAAGGATATCAGAGTTATGGTTCATTAGTTGTTAAATTATTAGAACCACTTCCTGCTAACATAGATTTAAACACACAAGTTTGGATTTCAAAGCAGATAATTCCTACTATTGTAGAATCTATTATTATTACCGATGAGGATGATGATAAATGTCTTATACTAAAACCTAATTTTGCAACCGATGTTGTAAATGAAACTGGATTACAATTTTTTGATGAAATTGTATCAAGTGGTTCTCTTACATCTACTGATATTGTTAATAGATATATTTCTCAAAGTTCTTTTAATTTAGATAATTTAAATATTGAATATACGAGTGGAAGTGATGTATATTCAACTTATTTTTTAAAGTTTGAAAACTTTGTAAATTTTGGTAGTGCTCAGACTAGGTTAGAAAACTTTCAATACAAAATAGAAACAATTGAGAGTTGGGAAGATAAACTTACAACAACTTTATATTCAGCATCTTTATTATCAACATCATCTATATCATTGGTGACAAGTGCATCATATAATGATAAAATAAATGCTGTTAGAAATGGATTCGATGGATTTGAAAAAACGATGTATAATAATTATAACATCACATCTTCAAATCATATGTTCTTTGTTTCACAATCATCAGTTGCTGAATTGTATGATGTGGATAATAAGAATTATTTAGTTAAGCATGTTCCTGAATTTATAAAAGAAGATTCATCTAACTTAGAATATTTAACTTTCTTAGAAATGATTGGACAACACTTTGATATAGTGTGGTCATACATCAATGGTATTAATAGAGTTAGAAAAGTAGAGAATAAAGCGGTAGATGGTATATCCGATAAATTGGTATATGAATTATTGGAATCATTTGGATGGGATCCTAAACAACCATTTAGTGGGCAAGAATTATGGCAGTATGCATTTGGTTTAAATAAAGATGGTTCTACTCCAACGAATAATAATTCATTAGGAAATAATGTATCTGCTGGATATACTCCAGAAGAGGCTAGAAATCAAGTTTGGAGAAGAATACTTAATAACTTACCATACTTATTAAAACATAAAGGTACAAGAAAATCTATAAATGCTATATTAGCATGTTATGGAGTTCCATCTTCATTATTATCAATTGTAGAGTTTGGAGGGCCTTCGAGCAATCCATCTGAATTAAACAAATATACATACGAAGATAGAACTGCTATGCTTAATGTATCTCCTACGGAATATATTACACTTCCGTGGATTACGGGTTCATCTTCACCAGATTCAGTTCAACTTAGATTTAATACAATAAATAAACAAACTTCTCAATTATTAAGAGGAAAAGCGGGTTCTTATTATTGGAATGTTTATATTGAACCAACTGGTAGTGCTAAGTTCGGAAATGTAGTATTTGATATAGTTTCTGATAAAAAGGTATATCTAAACGGATTAACTTCTACAACTTCATCTTTCACTAGTAGTGTTAGTATAGAAAATATTCCATTATTTGATGGTGATTTTAAACATATTACTATTCAAAGAGAAAGAACTACTGCTGATAGTTTAGATTATGATGTATATACTTTATATGTTAAAGAAGCAGTTGATGATAGACTTATTCTAAATAAGAGTGCATCATTAACTATGCAAGTATCATCTTCAAATTCATTATTTGAAGGTAGTACATTCTATACTAATATACCATGGACTGAGCAAGGAACAATTATAATAAATGGTTCTGGATCAAATGGTATAAGTGGTTCGGTGGATGAATTTAGAATGTGGAATTCTGCATTATCATCATCTGCAATTACATCACATACTTTAAATCCTGATGTTATTAGTGGTAATAATGTACATTCATCGACTGATAACTTATTAGTTAGATTAGATTTTGAGTATCCTAAAAATTTATATTCAGCAACTTCTATAAAGAATGTGGCACCGATTACGGGTTCAATTGTTTCGGCAACTGCAAGTATGAGTACAAACATATCTACATATCCATATCAATATGAGGTATATGAAAGATTTGTAACGGCAGAGATTCCATCGATTGGATTTATTGGAAGAGATAAAGTTAGATTAGAAGATATTACTTTAAATGGTACATTATCATATAAACAAAGAGCAACTAAAAAAGCGTTTGATAGAGCACCGATAGATTCTAATAGATTAGGATTATTTTTCTCACCTGTTAAAGAATTGAATTTGGATATTCTTCGTTCATTGGGTGCTATTAATATAGGTGATTATATAGGAGATTGGGGAGATGAATATGGAACTGATAACTATTCAGAATTAATTGGTCTTAGAAATTATTATTTCCAAAGAACAAACTTAAATTTTGATGAATATATAAGACTTGTAAAATCAATAGATAAATCTCTATTTGATATGTTGGATCAGGTAATACCTGCGAGAGCTAATGTATCAAAAGGATTATTAATTGAGCCATCTATTTTAGATAGAAGTAAGATAAAAATAACAAAACCTACTGGTCAAAACATATATCATTCTTCATCGATAGATACAACTCAACATAGAGCTTTAGTAACCGATGTTCCATATTACACAAGTAGTTTGGTATTGGATACTAATAAAGATTTGGAAGCTGGGGTACATTTCTATACTTCTAGTTATAGTGTAGATGATTTAACTGTCGTATCTTCTGAATATTCATACCTAACATCTAGCACAACAATAGTAACGGATAATATGGTAATGAGTGATATTACATATAATTCTGGTTCTACTATGGGTGGAATTGAAATTATAATAGATGCTGGATTAAAAGACCCTTCTATTATAGGAGAATATGATTTAGAGGATTCTTATCAAGCAGTTGGAAATGATATGGATTCTCCATTTAACAAAGGTTTTGGATTATTTGGAGAAAATGGAGCTTTAGATAGAACATATTTCAGAGAAGACGGTACATTAGTATTAACTGAAAGAAAAAATGCTTATATAATAACAATTAGATATAGTAGAAATGTTCCTTATAGAATTCCTGCAAATGGTTCTGGATCTTTATATAGAACTAGTAAATTAGGAGCAGATGATAAATTGGGTGTAGAAAAAGTTTATAGATATGAGAAAAAACTTATATTAATTGACCCAATAGAGAATGGAACATTCAAAACACCTACTGCACATAGTTTTTATAGTGATATTGTGATTGCATTAGGTTCATATCGTTATGGAGCGGGAGTTATAACAAATATAGAAGTATTTGATGGATATACTAGCGGACATTATAGAAATACCAAAGATACGAGTAGAGGATTAGAAAATAGTTTCTTTATTGGGTCTAAGCAAACATCTTTAACTACATTAGATGGTACATCTCCGGTTGAAGTATTTGTAACTAACCCTAATAGATTAAGAGTATCTCCTGCTGGTAGAGGTAGTGGAGAACCAATATTGGAGGTAGATTAACCGAAAATATTTATAAAACTAAAAGAACATATATTTATATAAGACCAATAAAAAAATAAACAACAAAAAATGGCATACTTAGATAATTCCGAAATCATTGTTGATGCTATTCTTACAAAGAAGGGTAGAGAAAAGTTGGCAGCTGGACAATCATTAAACATTACACAATTTGCATTGGGTGATGATGAAATTGATTATCAATTATACGATGCAGCACACCCAAAGGGTTCTGCGTATTATGATGCAGCTATCAAAGCTATCCCTATTTTAGAAGCATCTCCGGATGAAACACAAGTTTTAAAATACAAACTTGTTACCCTACCAAAGGGAACAACTAAAATACCTCAGGTATCAATTGGTGTAACAACCATCAGTACCAACCAAACAAGAGGTAAAGTTACTATCACACCTACAACTTCTCCAAACGGAAACACAACTGCGGGTTATACTGCGGTATTAGCAGATAAAACTGCTGGAACTTTGGTGGGATTAGGTATTGCAGCAGCAGGGCAAATAGCTGTTAGTGATGAAGTTACTGCAACGGCAGATGTTAAGAGAGGATTAACTTTTGAGTTTATTCCAAACCCATCTTTAACCGCTACAATCGTAACTACATTGACAGTTTATGGAAATGAAACCGGTGGTTCAATTTCTATTCCTGTGACAGTAAATTATGTAGCATAAAAATAATTAATAGAAAATGGCACAAATTACAGGAGCACAAGGAGCAGCATTAACACAACAATTATCCCAATATCTTATTGATAACGCTGGGGTTATTGATTCAACTGCGATTGCTAACATATTAAACGGATCTCTACCTACCAATGAAAAAATTGGTGTGGCTAGTGGTGGTGTTTTAACACAAGGTATATTTAAAAAATTCGGTGAATTTGATAAAATTTCTAATAAAATAGAAGTAGTGACCGAAGGATTATGGAGTAATGGAAGTGGTAGTTTAGGTAATACTATGACTACTGGTTCAACATCAACTATTGCTGGTCACAGTGGTTCAGATGCATCTAAGTATTATTTGAATGTTTATTTGACAGGTTCAGCAACGGGTTCTACGGCACCGGTTGAATTTGCAATTGCATATGGGCATAAGTACGGAAGTGGTTCAGTTCAATTAACAACTTCTGATTCTGCTTTATTACCAACAAAAGCAATTTACTCTCAATATAGAATTTTATTAAATGATAACTACGAAGGAGATGCTGATGAATTTTTCAAAGTATATTCTTCATCAGTAGAAGATGGATACTCAATTGACCATGCATATGTTATCAACTTATCTAGAGCTAGATATAGACAACAAGCAGATGCGGGTAATTTAACTATTACTTTAAGTGGTTCAAACGGAGTATTTACATTTATCGATGATAGTGGAAAGAAATTCTCTGATAAAGCTGGAAAAGCTGGAACAGTATTTAATATTGTTTCTGGATCAAACAACATAGGAACTGAAGCAGCAGCAACTATTAACACATACACTGCATCTAACGAACAAGGATTTGGTAAATTCTACCCTAAATTGGGTATTATGTTATTGAATCCAACTGCGGTAGCATCAGTAGTAGGTAGTGAATTATTGCCAGTAACTTCATCAACTCCATCAGTAGAAACATATAACCACAAATTAGCATATAATGCATTAAAAGGTGGAAATGATTTTGAATTAAGAAGAACTGAAAATGTATCTACACAACATTTCTTCGTAAGAGCAACAAATAGAGAATTTAACTTCTCTAATAACCCTACTTTTGTAAGTGGTTCAGATGGTGCTTTTAGAGAACCTTCATTCGAAACTGATCCTAAGACATATATCACAACAGTTGGATTATTGAATGATGCAAATGAATTGATGGCTGTGGCTAAAACTTCACAACCAATCGCGAAATCCTTTGATAAAGAGGTGTTGATTAAGGTAAAACTTGATTTTTAAATTTAATTCTAAACCTTAATTTTAAATGAACCCACTTCGGTGGGTTTTTTTAATTATGATATTTATTAGTGTATGTTTAAGTCGATAGCTAAATCCGATATTACGATAAGACCGTTTAAGGCTTATAAATCGTGGAATTTTGATGAGAATTCTCTACCATTTCATGTCGTTAGGAATTTAAGTGGAAGTTGGGAAAATAGTGAGGGGATAGAAGTAAATGGATTTAATGAATATTCTTTATATAGAAGTTTAAAACAACTATATTATTCAAATGGTTTAACTTTAATTGGATATGTATCTAATTGGAATTTTGTTAAACATAAGGCTAAAAAACAAACAACTTACGATGTTGTAACTACATATAACTTATCAACATCTACAACTCAGACATATTCGTATTATTTTGATGATGCTACTCAAAAATATGTTGATGAATTTTCAGATTATCTTACTGCAAATGAATATATTGTAAATGATAATGGGCAAATTTTAAAAGGTAGTTGGGCAGATGTAACTAAAATGTATGGTGTTATGAATAACTATACATCGGTTCAGGAACGAAGTATAAGTGATAGATTGATGTTTTTAAATATTCCTCAGCGATATATAGGTGAAGGAATAAAACCACAATCATTTGTTTTAACGGATTATTCTACATTAACTGGTAATGGTAGTTATTCTAAGATTACCGATGATGGAAAAAATAATTTAGTTTATCAGGGTAGAGATTTTTTACAAACTTATGCATTTGATATTGAAAATGAAACTTTATCAATATTAACAAATGATGGGTTTAATTATATTTTAGGAGTTGATTCTTTGGATTTTGGTGATGAAGAAAGTAATGTTTCCCCTTCAATTATATTAACTTATAATGGAAGTTCTCCATTTTCAACTACATTAGATAGTATAGATTTATTAAGTGGAGTTTTATTCTCATTAGATAACTTTAATCTACCAACAGGAGTTACCAATTCACCTAAAGTTGTAGGAAATATATTCTATGCAAACGGAATTGTAACATTGACATGGCAAACTGATTTATATTCTGATACACAAACTGAGCAAATAAATTATAATTTTGATTCAAAAAATTATAGTGTAGAATTTAAATCTACTAAAACTATTTATGAAAACGAAGTATTTTTAGAAGTTTCTCCTAATGAATTTAATTATTCAACTAATCCATCTGCTACTAAATTTTATAATGGAGATGTATATGTTAAAAAATACATTCCTTTCAAACCTGCATCATTAGATTACACAGGAAGTGCATACGATTTGGATTTTAGAATAGTTTCTGATTATGATGGACTTACTAAAATAGGATTTGATGAATATGATTATAGTTCTTCATTGGATCCAACTGGTTCATATCTTGCACCATATGTTACTACAATTGGTTTATATGATGAGAATTACGAAATGGTAGCAGTTGCTAAAATCCCTTCAAAACCTAAAAGTTTGCCGGATTATCCATTAAATTTCGTTATTCGTTTTGATACCTAATATTTATATAAGTAAAACAATAATACAATGGCAAAAACAAACCAAATACTAGATGCTTATGCTAACTCAAAAATGGCAGAAAAAGGAGCACCTAATCAAAAAATAGATTTTATTAAAACAAAAATTGCAGGTGAGATTGCAGTTAAAGGTTTTACATCAAAAGCTATTCCAGGATCAAGTGATTACAATTTAAGTGATAGAGTATTACAAAGTGCTAGAAAAGGAAGTGTAAATCCATCCCCTTACTCTCAAAACATAAAGAGATAATATTTTTAATAAAGGTTATATTATGTGGAAATACAAAGATAAAGTGATTTCTGATATCTCAGAAGTTCCGGAAGGAGCATTTGGGTTTGTATATGAAGTATCACATCTCCCTTCTAACAAACGATATGTGGGAAGGAAACAACTTATATCAGTTACTACAAAAGCATTGGGCAAAAAGGAACTGGCGGAGCTAACTGATAAGAGAGCTAGTAAGAAAAAGAAGGTTCAAAAAGAAAGTGATTGGAAAACTTATTATGGATCACATTCAACTATTAAAGAACTTATAAAAGAAGGAAAGCAAGAAGAATTTGAAAGAACAATAATAGAATTTGCTTTTTCTCCAAAACATCTTACCTATTTGGAAACAAAGTATCTATTCTCATTAGGAGTATTAGAAAACGGAGATGTTTATTTTAATGATAACATTTTAGGAAAATTCTTTAGAAAAGATATACCCGTTATATGAAAAACACACTAATTGCAATAGGTTGTTCATTTACTTATGGTGAAGGGTTAGAATTTCACTATTGGAAAGATAATTATCCATCTACATATTCTAGATTTTTTGATAAAACAAGTTATGAACCCTGTAAATTTATAATGGATTCGGTTGAATCTTTTATGGATTATCGACAATTAAATCGTTATGCAGGTGTTTTGAAAAGATTTTTGAATTTTGAATTAATTCACCACAATGAAAATGGTGGGTGTAATTTTAAAAATATACAAAAATTAGATACTATAATACAACATCTTAGTATTGAAAAAAATCTAACTCCAACATATTGTGTATTCCAATTTACAAACATCATAAGAGATGTTAATGAATTTATGATGCAGGAATATGATGCAAATAATTGGTTATCCAAAGAATTATATGCCGAATTAAAGGAAAATATAATTTATATGGATGCCCAAAATAAAACAAAAATTAATAATACTATAAAAAAAGTATTTGAAGTAATTCTATCTGAATTATTAAAAAGATTTAAAACTTTAGAAAAATTAGGGTGCAAGACTGTGTTTTTCGTAGGATTGGATGATAAAGATACATTTAAGTTAATTAAACCTTTATTAGAAGAATCCGAATATTACTTACCTATCATATTTCAGAATACCGAATACCGAAGTTGGGATCATATGAATAGGGAGAACTATTTAACTTTGAGGCAACATTTGGGTGCTAATGATGACCACCCTTGCTTACAATCACACCATTGGATGGCTAATCAATTGTATAAAAAATATTTGGAAATAACCAAATAATTTAGTATATTTGGTACATGAAAAAGTTGTACATATTTGGTGATTCATTTTCTTTATTTGATAATAGTATTAAAGATTATCATAAAGAAACAATCGAATTTAACAGCCATTCATCTTTATCAAACGACCATATATTAAAAATTGCTAAACTAAAACTCTTAAAATTAATTAAGAATAAAGTTAAAGGGGTTCATATGCTTTTGCAATTAACAGTTGCAAATAGATTACTTATATTACATAATCCTTATAGTGAATACACCACAAAAGAATTGGAAGGATTTAAATATCAATCTTCTCAATTGGAATATGCTGATAAAGAACTATTTGAAGATTCTATGTATTTTTCATTATATCCTTTATTTTCTACAACTGATAATATTTTAATTGATTCCATATATGCTCCATATTCAAATTTAATATGTTCTCATAATGAAAAAATTATGTTAAAAGATTGGATGTTGGAAATAGATGTATTATATCAATTAGCAAAATCAAACGGAATTAACTTAGAATACATTTTTTATCCCGATGATTATGATAAATTATTCAAACTTAATAAAATAAAATCATCTCATATTCAAATAGATGGATTTAATAGTATAGAAACCTATATAAAATCAACAAACCCATCTTATTTTATAAGTAATTCAGATATACACTTTACTGAAGAAGGGTGTAAGTGGTATATTAATTTTTTAAAAGCGAGATATGATATCTGAAATTGATAAGCAATTTGTTAAAACTAAAATTGATGAAGTTTTAGGAGGAGGTAGAAGTTTGGGTAAAGATGAAATTCAATATTACTGCCCATTCTGCTCACATCATAAACCTAAATTACAGGTCAATTTAGAATCACAAAAGTGGAGATGTTGGGTATGTAATTCTAAAGGAGCTAAGATATATACACTGCTTAGAAAACTACAAGTTGATAGAGATGTAGTTATAAAAGTTAATACTATTTACAATGAAGCTAATATTGGTGGAGATGTAAAGGATGAAGAATATATTGAATTAAAATTACCGATTGAATATAAACCTATTTTAGATAATCAACATATCATTGAATTTAAAGTAGCATACAATTATTTAAAGAAGAGAGGTATAAGTGATGGTGATATTCTAAAACATAGAATTGGATATTGTGATAGTGGTTTATATAAAGGAAGAATTATAGTTCCATCGTATGATTGTGATAGTAGATTAAATTTCTTTATAGCAAGAAGTATCTATCCAAATGAAACTATGAAATATAAAAATCCACCTGTATCTAAGAATATAATTGGATTTGATTCTATGATTAATTGGGATATGCCAGTAACACTTTGTGAAGGAGCATTTGATGCAATTGCTATTAAGAGAAATGCAGTTCCAATTTTTGGTAAAACTCTGCCAAAGGTATTAAGTGATAAGATTTTAACAAAGAAACCATCTATCAATATTGTATTGGATAAGGATGCTATGAATGACGCGGTTAGACATTATCAATATCTCACAAATAATAATGTAGATTGTAAAATTATAACTCTTAATGGTAAAGACCCATCTGAAATGGGTTTTACTGAGGTTACTCGACAAATAGAAACAAACACAACATCTTCGTTTGAAGATTTAATAAAACTTAAACTATCTTTATAATATGGATAATTTTTTAAGGTATTCACCACTAATATTGTTTATTTCAATATTGTTATTAGCAATTGGTTTGAGTGTAAATCATAGTAAAGTAAATATAACAAAAGCAGAAGAGAGTTATTTAACATCATTGCAAAAGCAAGATTCATTACAAAATGTGATTGATAGTTTGCAAACCGAAATCTTTATGTTGGAAGATGGATTTGATTATAAAGAACATAGATATGAAGATGTTATTGGGGAGTATGAAATAGGAATGTCTTATTTAAAAGATTATCATCCAAAAGCATATAAAGATTTTCATAGGATAATTGGAATGAAAGAAAGGTATTCAGCAGAACTTGATAGAGATAATAAAAAAAGACTAAAAGTATATGAACAATTTAGATAAACAATATCAAAAATTATTAAGTGATATTATTCAGTTTGGAGTAAAAAAAGAAGATAGAACTGGTACAGGTACTATCTCTTTATTTGGTTATCAGTTTCGTCATAAAATGAGTGAAGGGTTTCCTTTACTTACAACAAAGAAAATGGCATGGAAGACTATGGTAACCGAATTATTGTGGTTTCTTAGAGGAGATACAAATATTAAGT